GCGCTGCCAAACAGACTACTGAGAATGTTGATAAAGCTAATGAAGCGACCAACAATGAAGTTGATAAGGTTGACGGCGAAATCAAGGCTGGCAAGCCGGAAGCTAAGGCTCAGGCTGAAGTGGCCAAGGAAAAGAAGATTGCAATCCAGAGGGCCTCTGCTGGCGCTGCTGCCGCTGTCGTCGCTTTGGCTCCCCCTGTCGTTCTGCCTCCCCCAATGCCCAGAGCTGGGAACTAAGAATAAGCTACAGCCTAAGAGATAATCTGCAAAAAATTCCCTCATGCATATGCATGAGGGAATTTTTACGCCATTTTCAAGCGGCTTTCGGAAGCTGCTCGGAATTGAATAGAATTCTTTCACGTACTTTTTGTCTTTTAGTGATTGGACGAGTCGGCTCCATCCTTCGTTTGTGTCATTGTAAAAGGCGCAGATTGTAGTGTTATTCCTTACAATATCGCAATTGGAATCGCAGGAGACTGCGATTGACAAAGAACATTGAATTAGTACTATCCCGGCTTCTCCAGAAAACATATCATGCTGGAGAGAAAAGGGGTATAATCTCAAACTCATCACCAATAAAGGAAACGAAAATGGCACTGTTTCTCTCTGAATCCGTCGGCTACACCAAGTCCATCTCCCTCGAGGAGGCTCTGATCGAATTGCACTCTATTGCCATGGAAGGCGGAGTCTTGACCGAGAGCCTGCTCCGCGCTGACTTTATTATCCACGAGCAATCCCGCAATCTGTCCGAGTCCGAACAGGAAGAAAAGAAAATGGGCTTCTTCGCGAAGGCTTGGGAAGCCATCAAGGCTTTCTGTAAGAAAGTCTGGATGGTGATTAAGCGCATCTGTAAGGCCATCTGGGAAAAGCTGAAGATGTATTGGAACAAGATCACCGGCAACAATGGCAACATCGAGAAGTCCAAGAAGGATGTCGAAATCGCTCGCTTGAAGGTGGCTAAAGCCCAGGAACTTGCTATCGTCGCCGAGCGCAAATATCCCTCCGTTGAAGATCTCCGTCGCGCCGTCCAGGACATCGAGATCAAGTACGAGCGCAAGATCACTGATGCTGAAAAATTGACCGGTACTGTCGAGATCACCAAGGACGAGCTTGGTAGGATATTCGCCACTACTGAACAGGTTACCAAGGCTGTCGATAAGACCGCTGATGCTAACAACAATGAAGTTGATAAGATTGACAGCGAAGTCAAGGCAGGTAATCCGGAAGCTAAGGCTCAGGCTGAATTGGCCAAGGAAAAGCAGGTTACGAACCAGAAGGCCGCTGCTTCCGTTGCCTCCGCTGCCTCCGCTCTGGCCGGTGGCTCTGAACCTGATGCCAAAGCTAAAAATAAGAAGAAATAATCTGCACTAAAAAAAAATCCCTCATGCATATGCATGAGGGATTTTACGCCATTTTCAAGCGATTTTCGGAAACTGCTTGGAAATCGGCTTCGACTGCCACTGCATCACAGACTTCTTCATACCCTTGAAAATTTCGAAAAATCTGGTACGATGTGCGAGAGCCTTTATCATACTCGACGGTCTCAATGAGATTCAGATTTGAATTTAGGCATTTTGTTTCTCTTGTGGAATTATGACAATGGCGTTTCTCTCGCCATTGTCATAATACATCAGCTGAAGCTCTTTATTTATACAATTATACATACGACCCCTTGATTCTCAAAATCTTGCCGAACTTGAGAACATCTGGGGAGGTGATCTGCGATGCCGAGATCGGGGTGTAGTGACGTGCCTCCGGGGCCACAAGAATTTGTCTACGCTGCGTAGAATTGTAGTTCAGTCCAATGTGGATCCAGCGCCACTGCGAGCCATTCCCTTCGAGGATGATCTGGTCGAAGTTCAAACCACTTTGAATAGCCAACCAGAAGAATGGCTCGCACAGTAGGTCGCCCTGACCGGGGGACGGAATGATGTCGGCAGCTAGAGCCCACTTGTGCATCGACTTATTCGAATCATTCGAAGGGACATAATACCTGTAAAAAGAGTTTAGCTTACCCCCGGCTCCAGGGAACTTGCCGTACTTATTTATGATCGGGTCAAGTATCTGCTTCGAGAACTTTTGAGCGAAGCAGAAGACCTCGAAGTCAGCACACAGCTTCGCGCCGAGGTTCGGGTCGGTGCCATCCTTTAGCTCGTAGCAGTCCTTCAATTTGATGTTATCGGACATAGGGTATCCAGCGGGAATCTCCTTCGGGATCTCCGACCCGAGGTAGTCCTGTTTGCCCCAGAACGTACACTTGAACGGAGCACCTGCGCCAGTTGCCCTGATGATCGGCGGGGTGCGAACGCTGCCGGACCTGGCTGCTCCGGAGCCACCGCCTCCCTTCTCGCGAAAATAGCGGTAGTCGTTCTTCATTCGTCGGACTTTGTCGACGTAGCTTTCACGCTCTACGATTGCCCCATTCACAGTGATGTTCGGGATCGTTGTAAAGTACATATAGGCCGTCATCGAGACGCCGACTTTCTCGGACATCCAAGGCGTGGTGAAGTGATATTTTACCGCCTTGAGGCGGTACTCGCCAGAGTTGACTTCATCGTCGCGGTTGTAGAACTTAAGAGTATACTGAAGATTCTCGGTCATCGAGAAGACATCCACGTTACAGAGCTGCACAGTGACGCTCAGGGCCTTCTCGCGGATGCTGTCCTGTAGCTGTGTCAAGTTATACGGGTTATCATTATTTCCCCAATATGTTCTCTGCACTGCATCGTCGTCCATGTTGATGTCGCAATCTGTCATCACTGAATCGTCCTGACTCGTCTGGATGACTCGTACGTTTTCACCATCGATGATCTTTGAAGCATTGTTCTTCTTGATCTCGTACTGTTGCATAGTACGAACCACAAAGATATTGGATGTTTTGTCAATAACGGATCCTTCCTCGAATTCAGGAATCGTAAGGCGAGTGTTCTGATCCATGATTTCAATAAGGCACTGCTCCACCGTATTCTTGGCTGGGGCGCTACCGCCCTTGTCTGTTACTGTCACGAGCGTCTTGTTCGTGAACGCGCCGGTTGCTTCGTCCTTCTCAGAAACCACAGTATCGAACATGACACGGATCCCGGTCTTATAGACGCCGTACTTCTCTTGTAGCTGCTTGAGATTCTGTGCTACCGAGCCGGGATCGAGAATGATCTGTTCGTACTTCGTAACGTTGTCGGGTGGTGTGATCGTGAACTTCACGATGTCTTTGTCTGCAACCTTCTTGTTCTTTTGATCGTTATAGGCTTCGTTCAGGATTGCCATGATGACGTCCAGAACCGTCACATCTATATACACCTTTGCACGAACCTTGCCATTGACGTCGACGTTGCGGCGGCTCACGAAGTCTAGTGAGATCTTATGACGCGGCACGCCAGCCATCGGGTGCGTCTCGAGTACAGCGTCCGTTGGCAGAATCAGGTTGACCGGCGTCATCGGGTGATTATCTAATACCGTTATCTTAATCAAGTACTCATTCTGCTGCTTCATCCGGTTGCGTTGCCACTTCCGGACCGTCATGTAGAACCGCAGCTGCTCGAAGTTCTCTTTGAAGTCCCGGTAGTGTAGATCTGTTAATGCCATAGATACGGTGTAGACTGGCATAACGAGCAGATCATACTCCATTGTGTAAATGAACTCGTTGATGTATTGGTCGATCCGAACCATCTCGTTGTCGGGGCGGATATAGTACAGCTCGAAGTCGTAGACCCACTGATCGAGAACTCGCTCCGGAATACGCTGGTTTTTATCTCCATCCACAGCGGTCTGCAGTTTCGTGGGTTTATCTGACAGCTGCTCAGTTCTAGACTCGCCGAGGATTTTTTTCTTGATCATCTCGACTTGCTTCACGAGCGGCTTTATATCGTCAAGATAATCCTCGATGATACTCTTCTGCTCAGGATTCAGTTCATCAGAACGGCATTTAGAGTCGAGGTCCTCGATAGAGTACTCCGTCAGCATAGCCGGGTTGAAGACCTTGTCGATCAGCTTGTCGCGGACAAGAGCAAGATCGGTGACGGCCAGCATCGCTTTGATGTACTTCTCATGTCCCTGCACGGCTTGTATCGTGGGTTCTTCGCCTTTATTTTGCCCGAGAAGCTCGTTGTAGACCTCCTCTATCATTACCTTTGTGGACGACAGCATTGCTGATTCGTATTTCTTGTAGATATCCGAATGCTTGAGCTTCAGGGTGTTAAGGTCAACGAACTCCTTCTGATAGCGATTTTGCTCATCGATCTTCTTACCACTGGTCGGCTTCAGCCTCGACTGCGGTGGGTCGAGACGCTCGCTTATGTGTTCGAGCTTTAGCGAAGTCTGCTCGGTACGCTTAAGCTCATTCGCTAGATTGAAAATGGATGGAACTGTCACAGCTCACTCCAAAAAAAAAGTCATCTAACGAGAAGTTTCGTCGGTACGCCTATGCTACAGCGCACCGACGATCATCTCGTTAGATGAAAGAGAACAACACCGGCTCTTCAACGATCCCGCCAAAGTACTCCAGATTGTAGTGGTTGAATTCCTTGCGCGATATCCGGTTGCAATCGTTAAATTGCGCGAGGATGTCAAGACGCTCAGCATCATCAACGGCGGAGGCATGGGCGAATACGTTGTAGCAGGAGTCACGCTCTCTCAGTTTCAGTATAGCATCGTCGGAGACCAGCCCCTCAACGGCGGAGTAGTCGATGAACTTCATCTCGCTCTGCCGGATCTTGTTGATTAGGTTGATGGCTTTCTTGTTTTTGAAGTCATCCACGGCGCACTCATCGTCGCCTCCGACGAGATTCAGAAACAGGCGTATGTAGGAGTCATCGATTGTGGTCTCTTCTTCCTTTTTGATTGTCCACTTGTTCTTCTCAAATAGATAACGGAAGAACTTGTTCCTCGAGATAGACCGTGAGTGTTCTCCATTTGCCCGGAAATTCAGGAAGTTGCGAAACTCGGATGATATCTCATGGAAGAGCGGATCATCTGACAGGAAAATATTGTGCACAGACAAGAGATTATCCTTGACCAGCAGCGGTATGCAAGTCAGATCGCGTTCTCGCGAGTTCACCACCCGCAGCCCTGGTATACAAGGTGCTATCCGCTGCACCTTGTTGGCGAGAAAGCCGAGGTAAGATGGCTTAACTGTCTTACCTGTACGGACAGATCCGTACAGCTCGTTTATCGCCGTCTTGGCCGGATCCGGGAGACCGGAATCAAACAGCAGCACAAACTCAGCGCGGCAACTGCGCTTCTCTGTGAGGTAACGCTTATAGTGAACAACGAGGTTCAGCAGCTCCGCGATGACACGGTTTGAGCTCGGGATCAACTCCTGCGTTACAGCATCCTTATAATATTCAATCCGCATAATGTCAAGGACGTAGCGGACATCGATGAACATGGTGACTGTCGTGTCAATGAGATTATCGCTAACAAGATCGTCTAGCATGCTATATCGTATCTTCTTTCGATTGAAGGCGAAGCTGACGATGTCGGACTCGTTCGCCTCGTGTTTGTGGCTCATAGTTCTTCTTCCTCTATCTTTCGTTTTTTTTTTCGGGTTAGCGATCTCGATAAGCCAGTGTCCGTGGCACTCTTTTGGTTCGCAATGACAGATGACATCCTTTCCGCGAAGTTCGTGGAGCGATTCCATGAGGTGGCGCTGTTTTGATAGCCATCGCTTGTATTTTGCTATGCATTGCAAATGCATCCCGTCCTTTCCGATGTGGAAGGGATTTGCCCACTTGCTGCCTGATGGGTACTCGCGACACAGACGACCAATGTAGATGGCTCCAGAGACCACTCCATCTTGCTTGATTGTAGACTCGGGGCATCATCTCCTCAAAAGAATATATGAGCGGGAAGGGTTTCCCCTTCCCGCGCACTGATCATTCAGACTGCGGGGTCTCCCACCGCTTCTCAAAGAACATGTCGTCGAGGCTATCGCAGAATGGCACGATTGAGCCACTCATACCGGGATCACCGGCAGATGACGCATTCAACGAGATATTCCCGATGAAGCTCGGATGCACACTCCGATACTTCACGAGGACATTACCACCACCAGCACCGAGTGACTGCGGACCGCGAGCCGAGTAGCGCAGTGCTACACCAAAGACATTCAGAGCGTTCGTGATATTGGAGTAGCGCAGCAGCTCGTTCATAATAAGTCTCTTCACGAGGAACATCGCACCAATGTTGGAAAACACTGTCTCGAGGCGCTTCATGTCGACATTTCGGCTGTTCAGGATGCGCACCGCGATCTCCGACCACTTGATAAGCAGCGGGAAGATCAGATACTCATACAGTCGGATACGACGCGTGTAGATGTCGAGCCCGTCTGTGCGGTGAATAGCTTCGTAGTTCCAGACCATGTGTCGCACAATGTCGAATGTACTGTCTTTCTCGCCGTCCGGGATCTCACGTAGATTCTTTTTGGTACGCTCGTCAAGGATCCGCTCGAGCGACGCAATGGACTTGTCGGCCTTGTCTAACTTTGCAGTCGGGCTGGTCAGAATCCGGCGCTTCCAAAAGTCTTTGTTCTCGAGGCTTGAGATTTTCTTCGTTGCTTCAAGTGCGTTGCATAGCGAGACGATGATATTGCGAAAATTCTCGTCTTCCTGCATTCGCTCTCGAAGCACCGCCACCATCACGTTCTTGTGTACTGCAAAGTACTCATAGTCTTCATCGCTGGTATCGACGCCCTCCCCGTCGAACACGCAGACCTCTTCCTCGAGCCCCATCAGGCGTATGGTCTCGTCGAAACCATACTTGATGAAGAAGTACACGAAGAAATTCTTGAAACTGTTGATATTATTTGACTTTGTCTTGAAGAAGTCAAGCACAAATATCTTCCCAGTGTACTCGTTACCGCTTTCGGCTTCGATCGTCGTGATCTTGTGCCGGATTCCAAGCGGCATCAGTAGTGTCTTCAGGAAGATACCGTTACGGACCGAGTACCAGTTCTTGTCGGCGATTTGCAAGATCGCATAGTATCGATTGCCATTCAGGATGAAGAAGAAGTCATCTACGAGTTTCGGGATAAACAGGTGAAGCTTGATATCTTTCTTCTCACTCTCCCACTCGATCTTGAATCGAGCCTCAATGAGGTCGAGACGCGATTCCTCGATGCTGATATTACGCTTCTGGATGTACTCGGAGCACTTTTCCTCCCCGACCCGCTCCATGTCAAGGAAAGTGATGCCAGGGATTGAGTTCAGTGTGGTGAACAAATCTCGGAAGTACGAGTCCACATCCTCCTTGTGGCGGATGTAGATCAAATCCTCGTTAAACCGCTCAGGATTCTCAGCTTGATACTTACAGTACAGTATGTTCTGATGCATCTTCCTTTTCCTTTTCGAAAAACTATTACTTGCTTGAAAACTGTCGATGTGATCTCGCGAGCGATCACAAGCTCTCACACATCTTCCCCATTTGGCCTATTATAGCTGCACTCTTAGGAAGGATGAGTATACTTTTGTTATACGTCGTCTAAGTATTCCAAATGGCAGATGACGGACTTCTATGTCTCTAATGACAGGGTCGTTCACAGCAATATAATATATAAATAAAACACCCTATGGGCATTTGTGGCTCATAGGGTGTATGCTCAATCTTTCGTAAGCATGTAGAGCGCAAGACCGCCCTCGCGGTGGACACCTCTGATGAAGTTACCTCTGGCGTCGAGGAAGTTCAGCGGACTCTGCATGACGCGTTGCGCCTCCATATTCGCTTCAGCAGAGAACAGACCGATTACGCGCATCGTGTCGCCATCGAAGTCGCCTCCGAGACCTTTCAAGAAGGCCACGTTTGGAACATAGGTATCGATCCACTTGATCTTATCATGCAAGATGTTCCCCTTACCATCCGTCGGGAAATACGGGTAGTGTGTGAACCGCTTGTCGCCGAGACCGCCAGCATCATACGATCCAGATACGTCAACCGTCTCTTCAGTGGTGAGTAGCTTGATACTGCAGGTGATGACTGACTCAGGGCCAGTCACGGGATAGCGCGTCGCAATAACATGCTTATTCTGCGTAACGTCCATGCACGCTTCATAAAATAGATCGGTCAATGTGAAAGGGCGATCCGGAAACTTGCGGCCCTCGAACGTCGCCACGAGCTTCGTATCGTCGCCGACGCCATCTAGCCAGAAGTGCTGACTGCGGATGTGTCGCGTCTTGTCCTTGATGTAACCGTCTACCAACTTCGACAGGCTGGTCGAGGTCAGTTTACCGTAGGTGGTCGCCGGAAGGTCGTACCGCTTGTCGCCGTCGATCACGATTGATGCTGCATGTTCGTATCCGTGAAAGAAATCCTCGAGCCACTTGATGACGAACGGATAGAACAGGCTAAGACAGAAGTGCAGCGGTACCCCGAACTCGTTGAATCGCACCTGCTGGAGGGCGGGTGAATCTGACGAGAGCTTTGGACAAGAAAGAACGCCGATTGTCGAGAAGTCGATCGACTTGCCGAGCACTGCTTGACGGATGACGCCACGCTTACCAGAGATCTTCTTCGTCAGCTCGGTGTAGATGTCGACAAGAATCTTCTGTACAGACGATTGCGTGAGGTAGGCGTTAGTGAAGGTGATGGAATCGGAAGTCGTCGCATTGATCAGCTTGATGTAGCTGGCGTTAATGCCCTCAACAGTGATCTTTTTAGAGCCGGAAGCCGTGGAGAAGTTAATGTCACGATAGTACGCCGGAATGACTAGGAACTTATCAACAAAAATCTCCTCCGGTTTCAACATGGAGAGTAAATTCTCCTTTTTGGCGCGGGAGGCGTTCTCCTCGCCGATCTTAGTCCAGCGGATCTTCTTCCAGTTATTGATGAAGAAGTCGATGCCAGTATCTCCGTCTTCTGGCTTATCACTCACGACGATTTTACCGGCGGCGTCGAGGCGGCAGAACTTCTCGCCGCTCATCACCTGCGGCAGGGCGCGGAACATGCCGTAGATCGTCATGTAAACAAGTGGGTGGAAGAACTTACGGCGCAGGTCGATGAATCCGAAGTTAATCTTGCGAGCCTCCGAACCAACCTTACCGAAGATGCGCTGCGAGAACAGGCCATCGTCCGAGGGACCGCCGTTACTATCGAGATAGAATCTGCTAGTCACCTGCTCACAGCCGTTCGTCTCGATGAATTCATTAATGTTAAAGATGTCCAGTTTCATTTTATCGGTCCAGACTATTGGATTAATACGCTGTTCAGGTTAGCCATTTCTGCAATATCCTTACTTAGATTATCGGTTATAGCTGGAACAAGATGTTAGACAACCTCTCCTCTCTTTTCCCAGATATCGGACCACTATGAAATTTGTATTCATCACCCTGCAGCTTACGAATGTGGTTATCTCAAGCATGCTAATCATGTCTGGGGTATTCCTCTTTTCGTACATCAGCAGGATCATTCACCACATGGACAAGCATCTGCACTCACTGATCGGCTTGCACATTTTGGCGAGTGCCCTAATCCTCTCAACTTGTGATATACGGAGCCTGACTGAGACCAACGTAATCTTGCAGTTTCTATCACAGCTTTCGATCCTAGTTCTGCTAGTGATCAACTCACTGATGCAGGCGGGAATATATCACTTCTTTCACGCGGTCGTAACCCACCGCATCCTTCTCGACGAATCAACGCAGAGCACTGACATCTGGTCGATCTGCTTGGATCATACGGCAAAGGAGTGTAAGTGCGGAACCCACGTGGTAATCTTTGGCAGGAGATCGACAGATGATGTCAAGTTCGAATAAGGGCTTTATGACTCAAGACGGTCATTACTATGAGGCGCCGTTTCCACTCCAGCCGAATCATACGGAAGTAGAGCGCCGTCCTTCCGAAGGCGAACACTTCTTCCACAACGGTCGCTGGCAGCCTGACCGCAGACATGAGTATACACTCGAAGAAATCTATGAGCGATACGGTATTCACCACCACCAACCTCACCACCACAGACCGATGGAAGACTACAATATGCAAGGCCAAGAGCAGCCGTTGTCCCACCAGCATCAATACGACCCATCGATGCCACATTCTCCGCATATGCCGCCACCACCGGTCCCCGGAGTGAATTCCCCCTACACGATCAATCAGGACTCACAGTTCAACTTCAAGTTAAAGGATGTGGTCGTCATCGCAGGAGCCATTGCATCTGCCGCTGTTTCATGGAATAACGCTGATGGGCGCATCTCGCGTCTCGAAGAGAAGGTTTCGCAAGAGATGGTCAAGAAGATTGAGTCCATCGAGCGCAAGCAGGACGAGCTCGTGAAGAAGCAAGAGGACTCGATCAAGACCCTTACTAGCCAAATTTCTGATCTCGAACGTGCAATCCTCAATTCCAATCGCAACAATGGCTCGAAATGAGAAAAAAAAAACGACCATAGGACCGTCAAGGCCCTATGGTCGTTTATTCATGCGCCGACCCCGAGACTCCAGTTTAGCTTGAAGCGGTCGAAGTCGCTGTGGTCCTCAATGGCATCATATAAGATTTCGTCTTTCAAAATGAGATCGTTGTCGAACCAGAGCACTTTGGAATCCTGTACTGAGGCCATGGCACTGACCTCCGGGGTACGGACGTTGTAGCCGTAGCGCGGAATAAGGAACTCCTTCTCCCTCGAGTCGGTGTTGGCGATCACATCGTGAATGTTGCTGATGTGATCGTCGACAAAGGAGTGGTATCGAATCTCACGGTCATTGATAACCTGTGCCTTTGTTTCACCGTGTTCGGTGAAAATGAAGTGGATCTCGGTCTTTAGCCGAAGATCGTCGAAAAGACGCTTCAGGAAGCGAACCTTACTGGCAGTTACCGGGTACTTCAGGTCCACGCAACTGGTTATCACCCAGACGCCCTCAACAAGGTTACTCTCGCACATAGCGCGAAGACCCCTTGCATAGGAACTCGGCAGCAGGTTGTCATAGAACGTCGGATCGAGAAAGAACTTATCGAGCATCGCCCTCTTTAGCTCCGGCGTCAGCCAGCTCTGGTTGATGCCGAAATGTGATGTGATCTCGAACTCCTCGCGGTTCATCGGGTGTCGCTCGGCAGCACGCGTCAGGGCTTCGGGTGGGATCTTTGAGACGATCGAGTCGTCCGACAATATTCTCCGTACCCACTTCCCGGCGGTATTAACGAGCACGTCATCACAATCAGTTGCAATTCGGAACTTACTAGTCATCCAAACCTCCAAAAAAATAGTGGCATCGGAATTGATCCGATGCCACTGTGTTATTCGTCGAACTCGTCGTTCAGGTCAGCACGCTTGGCAGGCTTGCCAGCGGGCTTTTTGCCACCATTGGATGAGGAGCCACCGTCATCGTCGCCATCCTCTTCCTCGACATTACGACGGGAACGCTGACCCTTGCTTGAGGAGCCGCCGAATGAGGAGCTACCGGCACGCTTCGCGCCGTGGTAAACGATATTGAAACCGTTGGTGATGGCCTGGGTACAAAACTCGATGAGTAGCTGCAGGTCGGTCTCGAACTCTTCCTCGATCTCCTCATTGGAAGTGGTTTTATAAGTGATGTTGTTACGTTGAAGGATGTGATAGAGCTTTTCTTCATCGTCGTCCTTCTTGATGGTTACGCGGAGAACGTGGTTTTCATAGGTCTTGCCGGACAGCTTGAGAGTACCCGGCTTGAAGATCGCCAGTGTGCGGCTGTTCTTGCCGCCACCGAAGGTGACAGACATCATCTTGGTGTCTTCGTCGGACGACATGTAGTTCTGGATGGCCTGACGGATCGTCAGAGCGCCCTGCGCGTCGATAGCAAAGTTAACCTTGCTATCGTAATCGTACACGTTGTCGCCGCGTTTCGGCTCTTTCCCGACAAACTCGTCGAAAATGGGTGCGAAGCTGATCATGGCGCGGCCTTCGACCATTACGAAGGACATGCAAGTGAAGTGGTGCTCATAGGAGCTGATCTCGGCGTTGGTGTAGGTGGACTTACGCTGGTTGTTTTCGGCCATGGTGTTTCCTTAGTGGGTATGGGTGTTGAGATCGTGGACGTGGAACTTGAAGACAACGTCGTGCTCGGAGTTGCCGTAGTGGACGTATAAGCGACTGTCGCCACTATGCATCGTCATAAACTCGATCGTGTCTCGTTTCTTCGTCTTAAGACGAAAGAAATTGCTCAGGCAAATGAGAGTCTTGTTCCGGAGACTCAGGCCGAGCTTGCTCTCAAAGATGTGGATCTGATCGCGTTCCAGCTCCATAAAGAGGAACTCGTTCTGGACAATAGACTTCTTAAACTCTATGAGATCGATGATGTCACCGATCAGGATCGGACCATCCTTGAGATGCTCGCGGTTGTACCATAACGACATACTGGAGCAGTCGTGTTCCTCCAGTCTGCTCCAGGGAACGTCCGTGAGCCTGCTCTTAAAAGGTTCGTCCGTGTACTTTACAGGGAATGTGGCCCCGTTAAGCGTGATGCCGGTCTCGCTAAGAGAGGCGACAGCGTCTTTAGTCTTATTTTCGTTGACGAACTTGTACAGCGTTTTGCCGTCTTCCACGTACATGAAGCGTTCCCCGCTCGGTGACTCGAGCTGGGAGCCCTTCGGCTGCACGTAGATGTCTGACTGTTCGTCTGCGCTAATAAATAGCTTTTCTTTGAAGTCATACCAGTACGGGCTATTCTTCAGCCATTGGTTTACTTCGTACAGCTTGCGGTAGTCGAACTCCATTCATGATCCCCATGCTAGTAAAATTGTGTTGCCACGATATCACTAGCACGGAAATGATATATCGACGATCCGCCTTTTACGCTTCCGGGCGCACATCATCCGGTTCGACATTGGTCAGAAGGATGTGGTCGAAGATTACATCGGCGTCATTCTCGGCCTTTTCATCTATTAACCTCTCAAGTTTCCATTCGAGCGTCTGCCGATACTTGGAGGTGAGCTTCGCCACTGTCTGCTTTGAGAGCTTGACTTCCGCTAGGGCTGGGGCAAGCTTTTCCTTTAGCATTTCAATCACCCGCTGCTCTACGACCTGCTGGTAGACGCGATACAGTGTTGTCTTGTGGAACTCGTTATTCTTTGGTTGCAGGCCGTTATGCCAACTCTCTTCCATGCCGATCAAGCTCAAGATGATGCTATTCATGTGCGTCTCGAAGAAACCGTCTACGTAATTCTTAACGTTCTGCTCATTGAAGATGTCTTTAAACTGCTTCTCTGCGTTGGCGTTAGCGGAGCGGATGCCCTTCTTGACGCTCTCGAGCATTTTTTCTTGCGAGTAGAGGCTGCTACGGAGCTGGGCGGCAGTCTCGGCTGGGAAGATGCTGTACAGCGACTCGATAACTTCTTTCGGCAGGTCAGAGTTCAGGCTTTTTGCGCCGTTCATGTTTATTCTCCACTAGATTGACATTAACTTTGAAATGTGGGATGCCAATCAAGGCATCCCACTTCGGTCAACTTAAGTACTTTTCAAGATTCTTCAGCACGTCGGACACTGTGGGGAGCCCGAGCAGCTGATTGCCAATCTTAACGTAGTCGGCTTCCGCCAGCAGTGCCGGGATCTCATCATCGAGCTCCGGCTTGTCGTAGCAGCGGATCTTACCGACCATCGTGTCAGCATCAATGTTCCACGCTAGGATGATTGATGGGTACAATGATGCCAAGTCTTCATCAATGACGTTCTCATAGACCTTCGCGGAACGCACGCCATTCAGCTCGATGCCAACAGGATCCATGAGTTTCGACAGGGCCACGAACGCGCCACGGAACTTCTCCTTCTCGCCATGGTCCTTGTGCTTGTTGTGGTTGTTGGAGAGAATGAACCCTTCACCCTCCAACACCATCGCTGCGAAGTTTCGGATTGAAACAGTCTTTGTCATGACTTTCGAAAACCGTGTGGCTGTCATGAGGGACATCTTATACAGCAGGTCGATGTCCTTGTTCTTTTCCTCGAGTTGGTATAGCCGGAAGGAGTCGTACAGCGAGTACTTTAGGAAGCCTTCGAAGTCGACGTAGAGCGCGTCGGTGATGTCGCCCTCGTACTCGTACTTCGACTCGCCAATTTCCTCCAGCAAGATGTCGCCGAGAGTGTAGCTCTCGCGCTTGCCCATGGTAGCTCGGATCGAGGCGAAGTTCTCAAGAAGACAGATAAACTGTGTATAACCAGTGACCTCAAACTGCGACTTCTTTTTAGAAAAATCCGTGTTGAACGTGTCGGGTCGGATCATCACTTGTTTGTAGGGAAACTCGGCAGGGCACATGACCTTAGAGGTATTCACTCCTTCGTTGAGAAGGCGCATCTCCATCGTTTTCATGTCGAACGACGCATTCCAAGCTCCACAGAAGTCGGGCTTATCGCGCTTCACCAGCTTGAAGAACGCCTTGATCAGCTCGATCTCGTCCTCATAGATGTGAAACTTGATGTCGCTGACCTGCTTGAACTTCATCTTGCTATTCATGTTGCTGGCATTGAACTCGTCTAGCAGGTGTCTGACATAGTCCCCCTCATGTTCGGCAAGGGCCTCGAGGAACTCGGTCTGGCTGTGATTGTCTTCGTTCCGGAGGATGAATGAATGTAGCACCATCGTTGGCTCGTATAAGTACGAGACTAGTGCCACCGGGCGTGGTGCTTCCTCCGGTTCTGGGAAGCCTTCGTAACCGAAGATGTCGACCTCGATGTCGAAGAAAGCCTTCGAGATCGGAACGATGGTCTTTTGGTCGTGGTTTGCCTCCAGCCACTCACGGATCTTGTAGTCTGCGAGATGCATGTCGGATAGATGCGTGTTGATGTCCTTGTCGAGGTTGGACAAGTCGCGGAATCTACCGTTCTTTACACACGCCTTGTAGTAGTCCATCTGGCCGGAGATCTCGGCAATCTTCTTTGGCATGTCCGCATACCGCACCGAGATTGGTCGGCATTGATCTTTGGCGACGTAGTTGACGCCTTCATCACTGATTTCTTGATCAGTACCAATAAGATGATGTGTGCTGTAGAACGTGTAGTGTGGGTCTTCCTCGACCTCGATGTGCTTTTTAACTGTCCCGTCCGGAAGCTGGTGATTCTCGACGTAGATGACCTTCGGGTCTGCGCGGTATCCATGCTCATTCTCGGCTCGGAGGAAAATTACATTTGATAGAGACTTCACAACTTGTGACATGGTTCTCCTTGCTTAACTGAATATAACGGTGTACCTCTCGAACTCCGTCTTGAAATGCTCAAAGGCATCCTTCCCGAGTGAAAGGTCCCCAGTGTGAGACTTGACCACTTCGCAGATGGCTACACCTCCTTCAAATACTATACAGCCAACGATCGGTTTGTGTAGATGTGACATGGACGCCGCCAGCAACGCCGCATCTACAATGGCGTTTCCGCCGATGAACTCCACGCTAAAGGCGACTGACTTCCGACCCTCGCCGCGTAGAGTCTCGAGCGATAGATTGTCGAAAAGATGAAGATTGGAGTCTGGGACCGGGAAACCGAGAACGATGATGTCCTCAATCTGCGGAAACCGGACGTGTTGCTCCCCGGCATACGCCTTGAACTTCGCCGTGTCAGCCACGTCGGCGGCCACGTTCTCCAGCGAAATGATGATCCTCGTGCTGTCCGGGAAGACGAGCCGCTCCTCATGTCGGATCGTGGGCTTTAAGCCATCGTAAAGGGCCTGCAGACCGTCCTCGGTCTTGATCATCGGTCTCCCGGTCTTATCATTGAAGACGATTATGCCGTTTGGCAATGCCTTCGGGTCGATGTTAATCTTGCCCGAGGAGTCGGTCATCGTATTGGCGAGGCTGTTTATTGTCCCCTGCATGTTGGAGCTAACGGCCAATGCCGGGTTGTTGGTGATGGAGAGGTTGGACAAGCCTCCTGGCGCTTGTAATGGACTGGACAAGCCCTGACGGTTGCCCGTCATGATCTGAGACATAGACCTCCTTATATCAGGAGGAGGAACTTTTTCTTGTCGTCCTCACTGATGAAAATGCTCTTGAGATACGACTGCTTGAGCCGCTCGGCAAGCTCAACCACGTCATCCCTCTTGTGGAATCGGGCGTGCTTCGACTTTCCTCTGAGATTCTTCACGACCTCCATCATTTGATGATAGAACTTGTAGAACTCGTCAACCGGCATGTCGATGTACTGGGCACATCCCACGAAAGATTTGCTAGATCCCAGTTCGCATTTCTCGTAGAGGCGCATTCGGAGCATTCTGCGTAGGATCTCGGAGTTCTCTTTCGCTCTTTCCGGGTCCTTGGTCTTAAAGCTCACGAAGACACCACGGATGTGGTTACTGTCGAAGCTGCCGTCACTCGGCTCCGGAACGCTGAAGAAGACTTCGGACACATCGCGGTTCTGCGTCAGAAGCGAGGGGCCGAGCTTGTCGACGACCTCTCGCAAGAAAACGCGCTTGTCAGACATCGTAAGCGGCTCGATGAACTCGGCATAGTCTTCAAAGGGGATCTCGACCGCCGCCTCACGGAGCAGTGAACGAACATCCTCCTTCATTCTGGAAATATCATGGCTCACGTGGTAGCCATTAGGGTTCTTGCCCCAGTCATAGTAGCCTTTAAGGCGGCATTGGGCTTCGACGTGAGCAAGAGTCTTTGATCGGATAGTCTTGGATCGCCTCACTGGCTTTCCATTTTGCTTGTCAATGTTTTCCTTCCGCAGTTTTGTTAGTTCTAGTAACGTCGTATGGGTCTCTTGGATACGGTCAGCGTAATCTTTGGTGATCTGAGATACCATTGTTCTTGCCTCTTTTCGGTTTTGTACAGTTTCATAATATATTTTCGAAAAGATTTCTAGGAAAGCTAGAGGACGAGTATATTGGAATCGGAAGATGATCATCATCTTACTATCTTACTTCCTACCTAGGAATACCGAGTCGCGTGCAATACCGTCATTTAAGACAGCGTTGTCAATCTAAAAAAAAAGATAGCGCACAGGTCACACTGTGCGCTATTTTCAGTCCTGCATTCGTTATGAGATGCAGAGGATTTCCTACTCGTCTTCCACCCATTCCGAGATGTTTGCCCCACAAGAGGGACAGATTTCACAGTCAGGGTGAACTTCGACATTACAGTACTCACAGAAGGCATCACTGTCCTCCATGAGTTCATTGACTGGCCCGATAACAGTCTGCTGCTGCGCTTCTGCGACGGCTTGCGCCATCGCTTTACACAGCGCCTTGCCGAGAACTGGTTGGCTCTCATCATTCGCTTCACACACTAGGCGCACAGAACGTGCGTCGGTGTATGAGAGGCTGAATGCACACATCGGTGCATCCTCTTCATAAGCGTCAGAAAGCATGTCAGAAACACCGTAGGAAGTGCTTCCAACATACACTTTCTTCACCCCCATCCTCCCAACTACGGTTTTCGTAGCAGCTAGGAAGATATCTGCGATTATTTGACGACGGGCCAGCGCCTCGATGGAATCGAGAACAATCGTATCCCCAGCCCTTGATCTCCAGACAAAGGACTGTGCCACCATCCTGCCACCTTCAAAAACCGCCCAGATTGCAGCATCTCCTTCTGTCCAGCTCTGGCGCGCACAGCTTGCTGCCGCGCCGTGTAGGTGCTGGCAGCAGTTTACTAGGCGTCCAGCTAGAGGCTGGATGAGATCATCGTGAGCAAGCTGCACCAAGTGTAGTTCGTCAATTTTGATCCCATCCTTCCCGCCTGGGGCGGGTATACCAACAAACGCCTTGGGCGGGGATGCCCAGAGACGCTTGTAGTCTGCTTTTTCGGGCTGAGAAAGCAGTACTCCGTATGCCAAGTCGGTGAGACCAGGAATACAGGTAGCGGCATAGCGGATTTCTGCAAGGTCGCTTGGGATATGACCGAGCTCACGCTCGATTATGCCTGCCACTGACAACCATTCCCTGATTTGTACCGGGTAGTGGTTGGCTAACCCTGCCCACCCCTTGCGATCCCATTGAGAACCGCGAGTCGGCAGAGTAAACTGCCCAGCGTCATGCAGCCCGCCGTTGGCTTTTACAAAGCGGCAGGCTGCTGCCATATCGCGCCCGAAAAGAAGCGCGATATAAACGGCGGGGATGAAATTGGCCGCCATCACATCCTTCTCCGTACTCAAAAGAGCACGGAGAGTGCTCTGCGCCACCTCAAAAGGATTGAGGAGAAGTAGCACATCTGCCACGTCTTTCCACTCGACCCGTAGGTTGAGGTTGGAAAATATTTGCTCCCAACCCCAACGGACGGGAGCATACCCGGCCATGACCGCCGCCCTCGACCCCTTTTGAGCTACCTTTACGGCAACCCAGTTTAGGTCGCGGATTCGGAGAGGCTTATCCCTCTCTTGTGGCAGGCCGCTGATCGCAGCCCATCTGGAATGCCATGTAAGTCGCCCTAGGGCGGCAATGGTCTTCCGGGGTAGGTACAACATCCCCTCCAGACGATTATTTCTCAGCCACCTCCATCCGCGTACATAGGCGATAAATTGAGGCACCGATTCGCCCTTGCGGGCGAAGATTCCGATTGCTACTTGCAACCGGAATTTTGGCGAGTTCCGACAGCCCGCAGCATACCACATACGGGCGATATCAGATGGAGCCAGCCCATAGTGGCCCCAGCTGTCCCATCCACCATTGGAGCGGGAGCCGTCGGGAAGTATTTCTCCCCAGTGGCTCCCGATTTTACTAGTCATCACCCCTTCAGCTATAATGTAAGCTTGAGGGTCGACTTTGGGGCCATATGCCAGAGCGGGCCAATAGGCCAGCCCTAGTCTCTCGGCCCTGCGTTTCACAGCCTGACGGTCCAAGTATTTATGGATCGTTAGGCTGGTACGTTCCGCACGGCGTGCGATTTCTAGCCGTGCGGCACACTCCGCGTAATACTCGCGGAGCCCTTCCTTTATTTCTATTTCCAATTCCATTTCTCTCTCCTCTCCCCGCAGCCAAGGGGGAAAAACAAATTCAACCCTGCGCATGGGCTACCCGGATTAGCTAGATCCGGCACGCACAGGGGAACTGCTCGTGTGCAGTTGTCAATGTGGGGGTAGGAAGGTACTTTGGTGATCTAAGATCATCATTCTTTCCCTTTTTTATTTCATACCAAACTCATAATATATTCTCAAAAGGGTTTCACTTTCAAAAAAAAAAGGTTTCATATTTAAATCTGTCCCGACGGCTCGATCCAAATACCTTCGCGAGAATGTTTGGGTCGAACCACCGAGATGATTCCAAGGAAATGAAACCTACTTAGGTGCTAATTTCTCATATTATGACACCTCCACGAGGAGCCATCTAATATCGGCTCCTTCCGGAAGGGATGTTGCCCCTTCCGGCAAGCGCGGCCCAATATATTGACCGACAATCAGACTAGCGCCTTCTCCTAGGAACACAGTCGCCCTGCTTGGGTGAACATGCAATTTTAGCAAGTTTGTAAAAATTCTTGCGATATTTGTGTTCTCAACCGCTGATATGAAACCGGCGTCGAGTTTTCTCGCCGCCTGATAGAAAGTTAGAGGGGTGATAGTAATCACACTCCCCGTAGTTTGTAGGTCGGCAAACATGTTCAACGAAAATACATTACTCAGGATCATATCCTTCTCCTAGTATTGGAGCATTGGGGGGGGGACCAGATCCCATAGGGCTTGGTCTCCATGCAGGTTTGATGAAAAGAAAATAATTGCGATATTGTTGAGATTTACCCTCCTTGGTAATCTAAGATCACCGTTCTTTTCTTCTCCTTTCGATCTCGCAACAAGCTCATAATATATTTTCAAAAAGGCTTTACTTTTTTAAAAAGCTTCTAGGAAAGCTAATAGGACGAGTATGATGGAATCGCAACAAGAATTAACAACAACGTCCGAACAAGAAGCCACGCTCCTCACTCTACAAGATGTGCTGGCGAGGAACGAGTTTAGCGAGAATGACCGCCTGCTCGAGCAAGAGATTGAGGAACTCGAGTCTTTATATAAGATGTCGAAGGGTATTTTGCAAAACGAAGCAAACCCGAATGGTGATTCAACATCCCCGAAGCGTCTCGGCACCAACGGCGCAGCCGTTAAGCGAAGCATGCTGTTCATTGCACAGCAGACGGGTAACTTGATCAACATCCGCAGGCTTAAGATGGATATTATCCGTCAGAAGGCTGACTTGAAGCGCGATGAGCTTGACCGCAACATCAAGGCGTTAGTGCAAATCGCCAAGGAAGGCCGAATGGACAATGACGAGAGCAGTCCAAAGAAGGTGCTGGAATTCCTCGTCAACCACCTAAACATCTCTCTCCCGATGTTGTCACCGCACTCCAAGAGCATCCAAAGCGAAGAGGATGTGGATGCTGCACTCGACGCCCTGCTCGATGGGGATGGCATCGATACTGAGTTTACCGAGGAGTTGCCAAAAACTTCCGCCTTAAATAGGATGAAGGACTATGGTACTGATTATGATGGGAAGGGCAATTTTCTAGTCTATTCCAGCTCCGAGGAGAAGCTCTGGTTGGTCGACTCCGACTATGAGGTCATTTGTGAGCTCGACGATGGAGAGTATGACGCAGATATACTGGATGACGGGCGTCTGATCGACAGACGCAAGAACGTCTTAATAGAAATCATTGATTGAGGCTATACCTATATGGCTAACGAAAACATGAAGACTGGTAAGCTTGGTCAGGAACTCATCAAGCACTACGAACAGGGACCGGAGGGTGGCTTTGCTAAAAAGCGCTATTTCTGCTCATCTGGAAAGCCAACCATTGGGTGGGGTCACGTTATCCTTCCTAATGAAAAGGCCGAGCTTTGGGATGCCGTAATTGATGAGGCCAAGGCTGATGCAATCCTTGCCAATGACCTCGTGAAGTACGAGAATATTATCAAGAAGTACGTCAAGACACAGCTTACACAGAATCAATTTGATGCGCTAGTGTCGTTCTGTCTCAATGCCGGGGAGGGTGATTTTGCCTCTTCGACGCTGCTGAAGAAGGTTAATGCTGGCCTCCACGATGAGGTTTCCGCCGAGTTCTTGAAATGGAAATACGGCACTGACCCTAAGACGAAACAAAGGATCGAGCTGAAGGGTTTGCTATACCGCCGTCAATCTGAGCAGCTGGTCTACTCTGATGGGATGCTGAAGTTCTTTAACATTTAGAGAGGCTTAGAATGGCTCTGTTCCTGAGTGAAGAAATAATGCACAAGTTCCTTCTGCGTGAAGCGGATGATGATACCTACGATCCAACCTCGGATGATGCCGAGACGGATACCGACGATATGGGAGCCGATGAGAAGGACGTAACGTCTGATAGCGCTGACATTGAGTCCGACAAATCAGAGGAAGATTCTGAAGAAGAAACGGCATCCGACGATGAGAGCTCTGACACAGACACCGAGAGTCCTGACACAGACACCGAGAGTCCTGATGTAGCTCCCAAGAGGAAGCCGTCGAAATTTGCAATCAAGGTCGAGGATACACCTCAGAACCGTCTCTTTCTTTTTAATAAGTTTGAGGAGATGATTGCCCTGCACTCGAGTCTGAAGCAGTTCGTGGAGAATATCATGACCTCTGCTGACCTCACTGAAAAGCAGAAGGAGATCTTAGAGCAGCTCCGCAATAAGATCAACGCCAACATCCAGATGCTCGGGCAGCTCTCAGATGACGATCTCTACACCGGACTTGATATCGCCGATATCTTCGGTCTCTACAAGATCTATTACACAGACGTAAAGAACGCCAACATCATAATCAAATCTCTGATGCGGGCGAACCCAAAGAAGAATGACCGGAAGGGATGAACCCCGCCGGATCCCTCAAATTGGAAGTAACATCCGATTAGAGAGCATCCTTCGGAAGGATGCTAAAGTCACTTCCCTTACGACTTTTCACAAAGGAACCAACCATGGCTATCTCATACGATACCATTCACCAGAGCAACATCGGGGTTCGTATCTCCGACGCCCTGACTAACCTGCAGGGCATCAACGAGTCCTTCCAGCAGGAAGGCATTAACGTGCTGAACGAAGGCTTCTCCGAAGTGGCAACAAACTCTCACTTCTTCGAAGACTACGTGGCTAAGCTAACCGAAGGCATGGACCCTGAAGCCGCTGGTCAGTTCCAGGCTCTTGCCAAGAACACCCGCACCCAGATCCTGCAAGAAAGTTCTATCGCCGGCATCAACCCGGTGACTGCTTTGTCCTTGCCGATGCTGCGTGTGGCCTTTCCAAAGACCGCTATCCGCGAAGGCTTTCCGACCGAGCCGGTCCTGCAGCCGAAGTTCAAGGTGACTTGGCTGAAGCCATACGTCATCGACCCGACCAATAACCAGAAAGTCTACATGCCCCTCGGCATCAAGACTAAGAAGGCTTTGTTCAAACTGAAATCGCTGACCGAGTCCGCTATTACTGTGGGTGCTGCCGGTGCCACTGGCGTCGATCTGCTAACTCCGGTTGGCGGTAACTCCGCTTTGGGCGATGAAATTGACTCGAACTTCCACATCGTAGAAGTTACTTTCAAGGCTCTGGACGCCGCTGGTGCCAATGCCGAGTCCAAGACCGTCGAATGCGATCTGGTTCTGGACACCAACATCGATGTCGTCGAAGGCTCCGTCAAGGCCAGCCACACTGATGGCACTGTGAACACCGTCCGCATTTTCGCCAAACTGAACCGCCGCGAAGGTCTTATGGACGTCGTCGGCCTGGGCCGCGAAGTCGTGTCCATCAAGATCCAGGGCTACATTAGCTCTGAATCCAACAACCGCTCAGCGCAGGTCGGATTCGACGTCACGGCTGATGAAACCACCATCGGTACCGGCCAACCGATCGAAAGTCCGATCAACATCCAGCAAATGACTGACACGATGGCGATGTACAACATCGACTCCACCGTGCGTACGCTGGAGATCATGTCCACGACTCTTGCTCAGTCCGTCGACCTCGAAGGCGTGGATTTCCTTGCCAGAAGGTGGTCCATCGGTCTGATGTTCCAGACCGAGTTCGACGTGAACCCGCCCGCCAACTTCATGCTCGGCAACACTGCATGGCGTGAAGAGATGAAGATCAAGATCGACAACCTCGTGACGCGGATGATGCAGTCCACAAACATCACGCAGGGTTCTGTTGTCATCTTCGGCAATCCGCTGGACACGCAAGTTCTGCACAACGTTCGCTGGATGTATTCTAGCGAAGAGCAGGTCAACGGCGTCAACGTCGAGTACCGCGTCGGTTCTTATGCCTCTGGTGTGACGACCTACAAGGTCCTGTCCTCCTTCAACTTTGACCAAGGCGACATGTACGTGTGCTTCCTGCCATCCACTCCGGATCAGGCCACGCTGAAATACTACCCGTATTCCTTCAACGTCATTCGTGGTGCCGCCTCCCCGAATCATCCCAATATTCCGGCTGTTATGATGCTGAAGCGTCATGTCTTCAAGGAATACAGCCCGATGATTGGCAAGTTGAAAGTGAAGAATAACAACGGCTAATTTCTTGGCCAATATGAAATCCCCATACCCCTTAAAAAGGGTATGGGGATTTCATTTCAAAAGCGAGCGCTACAGGATCCAGTCCCGTAGCGCCCGATGATGAAGCATGGCATGCATATTGGTGACCCCCAAGCTGAGCCATTCCCGACAGAGGTGAACTGCCGAGGGAGGAGAGATACGCATTGAGACCGCAACTTGTATCTGACGACTAAACCGCCTTGCAGATATGCAAGCTTCCAGCGGTCCACGGGTCATGAGCTGATCCCGACACCTGCACATCGCCTTATGTATGAACGCTATGGAGAAATCTCCCGCAGCTCGGTCTATGAAATTGTTTGGGTGAAGTTGCTCGGAGCACAGAAAACCCTCCATCCCTTTTGTGAGGGATGGAGGGTAGGTTTGTGCCGCAATAGCGGCAGTTCTCAAGCAAGATAGCGAGAGTTACTTCTTATTACCGACACCAAGGCCAGAGACCAGCTGGCGGGCGCGGGAAAGAGCCTTGGAGCCATACTTGTGGTAAATGATCTCGCGGATCTGCAAGCGGGCACCGTTGTACTTGGCGTACTTGGCGTACAGTGGGTCGTTATTAGCCTTGGCCAACAAGAGAGCTTGACGATGAGCCAGATTGTTCGTTTTGGCCTGACGATTCAGGCGGACGATGTTCTGCTGTTCCTGCAGGAATTCGGCATCAGCTGTCGGATCCAGAGCGTTCATAGCAGCGGCCATACGACGCATTGCCAGCTCTTCGTCGAGCTGAAGGGAGGACTCTTCGTTTTCAGTGGTAAACTTGGTGTCGTTACCAAGCAGATTGTCAATCAGAGACATGATGGATACCTCATAGGTAAAAGTTATGGATTGCGCGGAGCGATAGCGCACCGACACAAATGAGCAATGTGCTCTACTAATGACTTGTTAGTATTTCTAAAAAATAATTAGACCTAACGGGAAATAAGCACCCTAACATCGAATTTGGTAATATATTATATAAGTGGCATCACCTAGATGTCATCACCAAGCCAAACTTTGAAAGTTTGAAAGGAAGAGTCATGATCAATACCAAGAAAACCATCGTCGTCGAATTTCGTAACGTACCGGCAAACGAGCGTGACCCGATGTACAATACCATACATTTCCGGTTTGATGCGTACAACGTGCTCTCTGGGGAGTTCAATAGTGTGTCCAACCTGTATGCGATCAGTGCCGTCTATACTGACCCGGTCTTCGATCTCATGAATGGTGTCGTGAACGTAGACGTCGGCATGGCATTTTGCAACGGCGATAACTTCAGCCGCAGCCTAGGTGCAACTCGTGCTTTTAATAATTTGAAAAATCGTAATATGACCCGCTACATGCGGCTCGCCCTTCGGGTTGACCCTGATGCTCAGCCTGGTATGAAGGCACATGTGATTGCCTCCGACTGGTATGAGAAGCTCCAGAAGCCGGAAGGGCGTCGTGAGGTTCATGCCAAGATCCGCAGCTGCATTGAGCGCGTCATCGCCAGCTCCCTACTACCGCACAAGTTCCGCCATGCTCTGCGCGACGGATTAATTCGCCCGAAAATGAGTCTATCGAAGGCCGTGCAGGATGTCCTTGAGGGTCTCGACAGCCTCCAATGTCAAGGTCGTAAAGGTGTCGTAACGAGAAAGTAATAAATGCCCCAGTAGAAGCCGGGGCATATCAGTGTAAGGAGATCCCAATGCAGATAAACGGAGAGCCGATTGGAGCTTTCCTTGACAAATACTTCGAGGCTCTGTTCAGTCGCCTCGAGCGCATCGTAGAGTTGGATGACAACCAGCGGATGCGCTTAGCTGAGAACATCGCGGCAAAGATCACATCAATCCTCGTTTCTGTCGAGAATAACTATCGCAACACCGAGATGGAGACCGACACCAAGAAGCTACTCGATCTTTACTATTCGAAAAACCCGATAATTTCCGGCTACGGGGTGTTATTTAAGGGGAATGCTATTAATGCACCCGGCAAAATCCTTGAGTACCTAATCAAGAAGCGGAAGGTTGTCAAGCACGAGATGTTCCAACATGCAAACGATGAAGACAAAACGTTCTATAACACCCTCGACGTCGAGCAGAAGGTGATCAAGGTGTTGGCGAATGCCTTCTACGGCGCATTTGGTCAGAACAGCTTTCATTTTTACAACCCAGTGCTCGGCCCTTCAGTAACCTATAGTGGGCAGCATATAACGATTAGTGCAATCCTCGGCTTTGAAGGTTTCATGACTGGGAATATTCGGTTCTTCAACTTCGATGAGATCCTCAAGTACATTGATAATATCGACCGAGAGCCGTTACATGAGATCTCAATCCGGCAGAATACAACGACTCCGGAGACCGTCGCTACGTGGCTCAAGCAACACTGTAAGTTCGAATTTACCAATGAGCACGATATGTACCTCGATGCAGTGCTTGGTAGTATGAATAGTTATCAACTTGAGCGCCTTTTCTTCAAAAACAACTTGTTCGCAATGCTCAGCACACCGACCATCAGAGAGCTATTCGAACAGTGTTTCGACCGCGACTTCATGAATCCTGACAAGCCAACTGAGACAAACAAGGAGGCTATCGAGACGCTGAACGAATACTTCGAGTACTTCCTATCGTATCCGTACCAGTGGGATGACAAGGAGCGCCACATCGCTGACATGCGCCGCAAGTGCGTCATCATTTCTGATACCGACTCGACATTCCTTAATATCGACCCGGTAGTGGAGTGGTACGAGCAGGAGCTCAACGGCGGTGATCGTCTTGACAAAATCGGCCGCATCGCGGTTTGTAATATCATGGTCTATGCGATTACGAAATTCGTTGAGAAGATTTTTGGGCAATTGACGAAAAACATGAACATCCCGGAGGATCGAAGAAAGCTGATTAACATGAAAAGCGAGTTCAACTACTCGCGAATCATCTTGACGAAAAACAAGAAGCAATACGCCGGGATCATCGTCCTACAGGAGGGTAATCTGCTAGAGAAGCCGAAGTTCGATATCAAGGGTCTCGATATCAAGAAGGTCAAGACACCGAAGATCGCACGGGAATACTTCGGCGAAGTGCTTGAGAAAGACATGCTGCTCTGCGACAAGATCGACCCGATGAGCGTCTTTATGAAGTTCATCAAGTTTGAGCGTCAGATTTACGACAGCCTTACGGCTGGCAAAACGTCGTTCCTGAAGCCAAGCAAGTTCGGTAGCGAGGACGGTTACAAGAAGCCCGGTCAAATCCAAGCATACCGTGGCGTTAAGCTCTGGAATATCATGTTCCCGAGGGAGACGATTCCCGACTTCTCCAACGTGAATCTCCTGAAGCTGCGGAAGATCACGCCTGAAGACTACAAGGACTATTTCCCGGAGGAGTGGCATGAGGCTATCGAGGCGTATTTCGACTACCAACTGCCAAAGACTAAGGGACAGGATTCGGAGGACAGTGAGAAAAAAGTCAAGACTTGCCTTGGTGACTACGGGATCGATGTGATTGCTATCCCGAAGAGCAAAGATGCCGTGCCAGAGGTCTTCCGTGACCTAATCGACACTACCAATATCATCGATGCCAACATGAAGAACGGTAACATCCTTCTTGAAAGCATCGGCTTCAAGGTCGTTAAGTCCCTGAAGCAGGATACGATTACTAACATCGTGGAGGTATAGAATGAGCTATTTTACAGTGCTCTGCATCACGACCACGGTGGAGAACGGGGAGGTCTACAACGACATTCTCTTCAAGACCGTCGGGTCCTACAGAAACTCGATCGAATTCTTCAGTCAGCTCTGCGAGAGACTTGGGACCATACAGGTCGACCCCATGACGACCGCTCAGAAGAAGCAAATCATGAACGGAGATTACGACGTGGTGGCGTTGCTCGTGGACCCCAGCGTCTTCTACGCCTGCGAGGAACTCGACGATGGGGCGGAGCTCCTCTGCCAGAAGGCGATCGCCCGTATTGACGTTACGAAGTACGCCAAGGTCATGATTGAAGAACTCTGGCCTATCAAGAAGATGGAGTCGGAGGTCGCGGTCACCGCCAAAAAGGAGTGAAGAAGTGATCATCGTTAAGAAGCACAAAGATATTCAGAATGCCTACAACGTACTTGGTCCTGCCTTCGAATCCGTTCGCCAACATATCTCCGAGGCGTTTCCCGACGATGCTGTTTGGAAACCGGAGGTCGAGGGTTATGCCGTGATCTTCGATAAGAGCGACGTGTCGAAGATGTTCCCCTGCAGTTCAGGAGACTACAAATTGCTGGACCCGGCAGTCTGGGAGGAGGTAAAGTTTCTTCCCGGCGGGGTCTTCGCAATTTATGTGGTCCAGAACAACGAGATGTGCTCTATCGCGTACGTACCCGATCAGGATTGGGTTCCCGCGATTCTGCGCGACATGATGAAGTCTTTCATCAATTAACCCGAAGCGGCAGCCAGATGGATGGCTGCCGCCTCTTCTCTTTTTTTTTTCTTACTTATTCTGGTATGAACGAAATAGTCATCAGTAAGGGCGAGGCTGTGTTCCCGGACGGCGTTAGCGAGGCGTTCCGCCGAATCGCGGCCCATTACATCCGAGACCTCCTAGCTCAAGACAACAGTATGATCCTTTCAGAGCTCGGAGGCACCCATTTCGTGCCGTACGCGCTCGTCAACGCAGAGGAATATGACCGCTTCCTCTCACCTAACAACCCAGACAATATCGTGAACCGCGCCATCAACATGGTCATAGATCCTTCCGAGACAATGATCTGTGTGTTCACCGAGCCGCCTAAAGGCGGTCCTATCGATGCCTTTATTCTAGAGACGGAACGGTGCAGTATTGATTTCCTGCGCTTTGTAAGGTACATCCTCGACGACGTCGAAGATGAGGAAGACGGATACGTCCCGCCATACGAGGTATCGCGGTACTGACCAAGGAAGACTATTACATGCAGGATGAGCCAAAACGCTCATCCTGCAACAACCACTTAGTTACTTTTATGGAGAGAGCCGATGCAAAGTATCTCCCAATTGAAGGCAAAGTTCGAAGGGCTTCCGGTGGATGAAAATAACTGGGAGCTCTATGAGAACCTTCTTGCCCTCGATCAGTCGGTTTTCAAACCTCTCATGGAGGAGATTCTCGCTGGTCGGATGGACATCGAAGACACAAGACCGATCTTTGCAAAGTATTTCCCAAGGATGACTGAGAACTTCAGGAACAGGGTGAGCGAGAAGCGTAAGCTTATCAATTCTACTGAGGAGTTTCGAGAAAATCTGTCCCGACGATACATGAACCCGGAGAGTGCAATCCGCGAGATTACGCTTCGAGACCCAGCCTACGATGACATCAAGCAAGAAATGATTGCTGCCTATGAGACTGAAACAGGTAAGACTCTGACCGAATCGGAAAAGAAAGCTCTCATCATCGCAATGTCTGAGACTGAGAAGATCGATGTCGACCTCTATAGTAATAAAGCCAAACAAACACGTCTGTCAGATATGATGTCTGGCGCATAGTAAAGGGATAAATCATGGCTGAACTGCTGCTAACGCAGGACGAGCTGGATAGCTACCTCTCGGGGGTGGATCTGGAGGACCCAGCAAACAACCGCGTCTTTAACTCCCTCCAGCTTTTGACAACGAACAACTATAATGACTTGCTGTATTATTTGGTCAACGGTAAGATCACACTACAACAGCTTTACACAACGCCGATCAACAATGCTTCGGCACGTAATCTGATCGCAACAGCTGAGCAAGGTGGCGACACGATTCTCGCCAATAAGCGCTACTACGAGGCATTCCTTAAGAGTCTCCCGAGCTTTCGAGCCTTCTCTGATGACCTCGCTACATCGATGGGTACGTACATGTACCTCATCTCATACCCAAGCGATAGTTTTATCCGTACTTATATCATCGACTCGACCGGACTGGACCCGACAAAATTCTCTGGGGTTGCACCAATCAAAGAGAAATATACAAACATTCTTACTTCACTCCTAACCAGTTCAGAGTGGACTGCGCTCGAACAATTCTCTGATCAGAACGGTTTTGCGACGCTGCTGAGTATCGCGTCCAAAGAGCTTAAGTTCTTCGAGATGATTTCCACGTCTGACCGTTCACTTATTCCATTGCGCGGCGGGGCAAAGAAGAGTCTATGTGGATACGCTGCACGTGGTTTGTATGATTATAGCTACCGGATGTACTACACGGACTATCTCGATTTTGTGCTGACCAAGATGGCCGAGAAGCGCCAGCAGGATATGACCGGAAATGGCGTTGTCGGCATCCGTGCCGCTCAGGAGTCGACCCTTTGGTCTGGGATAGAAAATCCCCTCGATGCAGAGACCTTTATCCAGAACCTCGGGAAGACGTATTTTGTATATTATACACTTCCATCGGTGTACGGCAGCACGTATTTCACCAGTGCGGAGCTTGCAGCCTCGAAGATGCGGCTCGAGCGCCTTACTGGCGGGGTCGCTGCTGCTGGCTTCTTGCCGCTGCTCCGAGCCTTCCTTCAGAGGTTCAGCTCCGAGCTTGCCTCGCAAATGATCCCGTAAGGAACTCGCAAGATGGCAAGACTGACCTCCACCGAGCTAGACCTCTTCGTCCAGCGCATCAACCAAGATAATTTCATTCTGTTCGCAAAGTTGCTGAACCTTCAGAACCAAGACTCCTTCCGGACAGTCGTGGAGCTGCTTGCGGACAATCGCATCAATCTGTCGATGCTAAATGACCTACCAGCGATTAACGACCAGACCATCGCAGCCTTTCTGAACGGGTACATCATCCACGCCAACCCTCAGATACTTCACACGCCGCAGACCTCAGACTTCAACGCTGCGATGTATCTCGAGGGTGAAGTTGATGGTAAAAACCTAAGCGTGCTTGTGGACCTGCTTCGGTCGTACAATGATTTCGAGAGCCGTAACTATGGCGTGAACCAGCAGAAGCTCATTCCCGACTTCCGTCTTACTCTAGACTCAGCGAACTTTTTTGCATACTCATCTACGCAAGAAATCTGCGATATCTTTGCTCAGAAGATAATACCTATTGTAACGACAGCGATCAACGCTCCGATGCTCGAAACTATCTTCCCTGCACCCGAAAGTCTTGTTGTATATCATACTCCATGGCAGAGTACAGTTTGTGAGTGGTATCGTACAGTCTTCGGGCCGTTCCTCGATACGCTCCGGAATGACGGACTGTACAGGCTTCTGCTCTCGATCGACGACTTGATGGCAAAGTCACAGGAAAACATCGTCGAGTTCCATGAGCTTTATAATTTCCGCCAGTACGCCACGAACATCCCGGTGCTATTCAACAGGACCGCCTTTGAGCTGGCCGCACTTGGAAGGGGCTACAGCCCTGCAGAGCTTGATGCGATCGAGGAGTCTGTAAGAACATCATTACTCCTTCCAACGAACCTCAGTGAAAGCTTCTCGTTGAAGCTCTTCAATATCAAGCTCCTCGAGCTCGGCAAGCAGTATGCTGGATCGTCTGGCTACACAGACGCGATGATCCGCGACCTACAGACCATGCTTACCATGATCGATAAGTTCAAAATTATCGTGAATGCGATCCTTGGCAAGCTTAACGATGTATTCAAAATCATAGGATAGGAAATTCGATGGCAAAGCCTAAATCTGCTATGCCGATCTCCATCAGCAGCTCTGCCCTCAAGGCGATGGATCGTCTGGCCTCGAGCACCGACAAGGTGATCTCAGTCCAGTCAGGAATCCCGAAGGATCTGCTGACCGCCGGTAAGGCGCTGGATGATCTAGCCCAAGATGTTAACAAGAACGTCCTGAAAACCTACAACAGCTTCGTTGGCCTCGGCCAGGACTATAGTGCTCAGGAAGTCAATCAGATCCTCTCGCTATCGCAGAAGAACGCTAAACAGACAAAGAAGAACATGCAGAAAGTCGTTACCGACTTCAAGAAATCGATGTCGAGCAGCAATGCCGCCCAGGAGCTCGTCAAGGTCCGTAAGGAATACAAAGCATCACTATATTCGTCGTATGATTTGATCGTTAGCATCATTCCGAAGATGCAACTGGCCTTGAACACCTTCGCGAACAGCATCATCAGCCCCGATGACTTTTCAAAGCGGTCCCTGTCTGTATTCTTCAACGAGAAGAATCTTACCGAAACCGATCGCGAGGAAGTCATGACCCGCCTCCGTATGATCATCGAGAAGTACGGTTTGGAGAAAGAGCTGAAAGAGGACGTCATTGACGCCCTCGTCAAAGGCGAGAAGTTCTGGGCGGTCTTGTCCATGAACGATGAGCTCAAAGGACTGCTGAAAGAATCAGCCCAATCCAAGAATGGCGGCTATGCCACACTAGAAGGACAGTGTCGAGAGATGCTGAATGAACATTATGCTACCCGCGAGGAAACTATTCTTCTTGAAGATGGTCTCGAACTCTTCATGGATACCGACAAGAAACTTACGAAGGAGCGGTTCGCTGAGGATCTCGATGAGTTTCTCTCCGAGACCTTCGCGATTGGCAAGTCCGAGCAGTTCCTCTCAGAGCACGTTTCGCTACTCGAGGAAGTCGAGAATTCTGGCGTCTTCAAGATCTATGACCCCTCCGCTAAGGGTGAATATTCCAAGAATGACATGCCGGATTCAGCAATTGATGGTCTGCAACTGTCCACCGACACCGCTGTGCTAAAGAAGCTCAAGGCTGAGAGTGTTGTTAAGCTCGAATTCGATGGCAAGGTCTATGGCTACGTTTATGTCGACACCATAACAATCGATGAGAAAGACAAGACTCAGCGCATCGGCAGCGCCTCAGCGTCTCTGGACCCGAATGCTCAACCGAACCTTGTAACGACCTCCATCCAGAATGTGCTGTACTCTTCGAACGACATTGATAAAGGCATCACCGGCGAAAAAAAGACGGTCATCAGCGACCCGAAGTTGATGTTTATTGCTGATACCTTTGTCAACCGCCTATCGAAGAAGCAGAACGTGAAACTGCTCAAGAAGTCTGAGCAGTTGAAATATGTGATTTATCATACGCTGATCACGAAGCGCATCACGAAGGACGAGAAGGTCCGAGTACTGTTCTTTACTCCAGACGAAGTTGTCCATATTGATCGCAAGCAGTCGATCTTCGATAATGTGCTCTTCTTCGCGAAGCTATATATTGCCACGCTGATCACGATCCTTATGCAAAACATCGTGCGAGGCGCAGATAAACGGGCCTACTACATTGAAATCGGCCTTGAGAACGATGCGGCTAACGCTATCAATGGTGTCATCCGCGACATCAAGACCAAAGAGCTGTCAAACGTCCACAATATGGACTTGACTTCGATGCTGAACGTTCTTGGCGACTTCAACGACTATTACATCCCCTCGATCGATGGAGAGAGGCCGATTGAGATTTCGACAGTAGACGGCTTGTCCAACATATCGCTGGATAATGACTTCTTGAACTGGTTGTCGAACAATATCTTTTCAGGCATTGGTTTACCTGCATCCTACTTAACAGAAGTTGATAACGTCGATTTTGCCAAGTCACTGGCAATGCAAAATTCACGGTTCATCCGCGATATTGTGTCTGAGCAGGTACTCTTTGGCTTCGGATATTCTGAGCTCCTCCGTAAGCTGTACATAAAGGAGCACGGTTCCGAGCTTAAGGAGCGACTGAAAGGCAAACCATCTGCCGAGCGCGATAAAAAGAAAAGCTCTATCCATCTGCTTAACATTGAATCCATCGAGATCAAGTTCCCGTCCCCCGTGTCGTTGAACATGACCAACATGAACGATCAGATCAATAATCTAAGCACCCTTGTTGAATCATTGTCTGATGTCATTGATGTCAAGCCTGAAGATAAGGATGCAGCAACTCCCATCTTTAAGCGTGAAATGTACAAGAAGTACCTTTCAAACCTGAAATGGGAAGATATTGACGATATCATGATCAAGGTCAAACGCGGCCTACAAGAGTCCAAGATCAAGAATTCTTCCACTCTGGCTACTGATAGCGGAGGAGATTCTAGCGTAGGAGATAGCGGAGGAGATTCTAGCGTAGGAGATAGCGGAGGAGATTCTAGCGGCAGCATGTCTAAAGACGAGTAAAAGAAATCACCCATACCCCGAAAGGGTATGGGTGATTTTGACAACGCTGCCGATTGGCTGGAGGCTGATAGAAAAAGGAATTTCCAAGAGAAAAATCCTCAACGCCAATGTGTCAGCAATGTCTATATTTATGTTAGGACTAAGGGAGTAAGGCATGAAAAACTCTCCGATGGCCTTTTGGACCATCGGAGAGTTCTCATACTCATCAAGCCGAGGGAATGCTGGAAGCATACTCGGACAGGTTGAGGAAGTCGTTTTCATTGTAGAACTTGTACACCTTGGAAGTGGACATCTGAGCCACAGCGAAGGCATCAACAGCCTGACCGAAGTTCATGTAGCCCTTGAACTCTTGCTCCTTATCGGCGAAATCATGGGTACCAGTTTCATAGTTGAAATGGTCAAGCATGATTTTCGTCGGCATGACATTCGTGAATAGCGCAGCGAATTCGATGTTCGACTTATCAGCACCGTTACCGAAATTGTCAGCGTCCGGGCGGGTCACCACATACAGCAGGATGCCGGTGTGGTTGCTCGAATGGTACGGCAGGCCAGACTTCTTCGGATAGGTGGCGATACCGGTCTTCGGATCGCGGATACCAGATACCCAAGAGTTGTAGTAGCGGTCGATGTCCATACCGGAATTCACCTGATACTTCAGAGTGAAGCCTTCGGACTTCTGGATGGCACCCTTAGCGAAAGATAGCTCATTGGGGGTGAAGCCAGCAGTGATCGGGCCGGTGTCCATCTGTAGGTCGGTGAGACCAGAGAAGCTTTTGAAGTTGCGCTCCGTCAGCTGGACGAAGTCGCGACCGTTGTCGGTGTGAATCCAGGTCGGAACCTTGATCCATTTGATGAAGGCGTAACCCGAAACATACGGGTCCTTCATATTACTGCCGTGGCTGACGTGACCGTTGAAGAACGACTCCCTGCCGGGATCGGTCACATGGTTCGTCAAGCCAGGCTCACGGATGAGAAATTCATTTGCCATGATTTATGCCTCTGCTGACTGATTAACGGTTCACGATGAAGTCGATGAAGATACGCTCGATCAGTCCCGTGAAGACCATCTCGACCTTGACGCGAGCAATCTTCTGCTGGCGGTCATAATCGGAAGCGTACACCGCGCCGGATATGTTTTTGCAAGTCCGGTTGGCCACCCACTTCTGCAGGTAGTTGTTCAGGTTGTAAGACATCGACTCGTGCGTGACCGCGTCGTTGAACTCGTCACGATACTCGTCCATCATCGCTTCGACGTCGCGCTTGATACGCATCAGGGCGCGGACGTTGTTGATGTTGGAGAGGGCGGAGTTCACCGTCTGAGCGGTCAGCTGAGTTCCGAAGTTGATACGCTTCGGATCTTTCTCGACATAATTGATCTGCTTCTTATACAAGGACTCTTTCCACATCTCATTCGGGAAGAAGTTGATCTCATCGAACCCAGAAATCACGCCACGGCGTGGACCGGAGAAGGACCACTGGACCCCGTACTGCTCGTCGATCGCGGGGATCTTCGAGGCGAGGAAGTAAGTCATCGTAACCTTGATGTTCTGGCCGGTGTACTGGTCGTACACGACAGCGTCCTGGCCGTAGATTGCGGTGCGGAAGTTCGACATACCGATGCTGTTGCTACGGAAGTCGATCGTCTGCTGTGGGGTAGCTTGGAAGCTGCAATCGAGGAAGGCCACACAATCCTGACGGATGGCGTCAGCGAACTGGCTCATGGCGTTCTTGACTGCGGGGGAAGTGTTACCGTCGAGCAGCACATCGAAGAGGTACTGTTTCTTGTCGAGGATGTCAACATCGATCTCAGCGTTGTACGCCTTGACTAGCAGGGAGTCTTCGCTGTAATCAGCAACTTGAACCCATTTAGAAGGATCGGCACCGGTTGGGTCGGCAGACTTGTCATAGATCGGACCCCACGTACCATCAGTGCCACCCAGCAAGTACTGAATATCGGCCATGTCAGGAGCACTAGCAACCGTCTTCCAGTTGTCTTGGAAGTCACTCGGGTTCGGAACAGCTACATTGTCGACCTTCGGAGTAGCGAACTTGACACCTTGATTGTGGTGAATAGCGGCGGCAGTGAAGACCGGGTTGGGCGTACCACGACCAGAGGAATACACCTGAACGCCACTGCGCTCGGTACCGAAGAAGATATCGATGTGGAGCGGATTCACGTCAGCGGTGCTGTTTACGAAGGCACGGATCTCTTCCATATGATCTTCATAATCGTTCGCAACGGTGGCGCGAACAAATTGGGAGTATTTGTTCAGTACGTTAGCAAAGAACAGGGACTCACGATTGCGGTCCTTGGCGGTCTTTTCGAAGGAAACCGTGAATGGGCCTTCAACGACGACATCAGCGCCAGTCATGTCCTTGATCGTCACTTCGAGGCCGTAGGTACGGAAATCATAAGTGGCGTCCAGACCGTCCTTCAAAGACAGGCGGACGCCCATCTTGTTGTAAGCCTTACCACGGCCCGTCGGCATAAAAACGGCAAGCGGGTAGACCTTGGTCGTGGAGGGAACATTATTGCCGGTGCCAAGGATCTTGGTCATGGACGATGTGTTCGCCATGTCCGGGGCGGTATTCAGCAACGTCTCGATCGCAGCAAGGCTGGAAGCAGACGTACCTTTAGCATTGGCAGAACCAACGTTGGATACCAGTGGTATAACTGTCTTGGATCCATTGACATTGTCAAGGCCAAAGGACAGCATGAGATTGGCGTACTCGGCGTCTTCCGGCAGAATGCGCAGGAAGTAGGCTTCGCCGCCAACGCTCAACCAGTTAAAGACGTTGTAGAGCGTCTGACCAGTTAGGGGCATGTTCGGCTCGCCGAAATAGAACGTGGCCTCTTCAACCGTTGTCAGACGGGTGAGCTTGTTGTCAGGCCCTTTGGTGGCCTTGCCGCATGCAAACAGGACCGTCGTGCCTTCCGCCGTCTGAAAGACGAAGGAGTTATCGATGATCCTCGAATGCACTGAAGGGTGCAAAAATTCAGGCATGGTTTCTTTCCTTAATGAGAAAGTGTGCTCGGCTTCCGAAGCCTTTACACAATTACAAAGGTTTGGGATAGCCCTCTAAGTAGTTGTTTGGTAATCTTGGTCAGTACTTTAGGATTTTCTCCACCGGAGAGGCGATCTGGTCTTTCTCCCCCCTACTCATGATCACTGCCGACTGCAAGGACTTGTTGATGTCCTCGAAAGAGATGGCGTTGAAGACGGAAGTCACGCGGGTAATCTCCTTGATTGAGATCAGCTTGAAGTCCCTTTTGTTGACACTCTTGTCCTTAAGGGCAAGGCGAAGGGGCTTCGTCTCGTCTTTGTTCCACCGCACCAGCTCAGACATGATAGCCTCGATGACGACTGGCTGCGACGCCACGCGGGTGTCGTTCATCTGGGCGTTCTTGGCGAAAAGGCCGATCAGGTCTTCAGGGTTCCGCACGTTGATCTTTGCGTTTATAAGGAAGTTCAAGAATTTGTTGACTGTATCCACCTTCTTGAAGTAGGACTTAGATTCGATGATGATGTCATCTGGCTCGAACACGATCTGAACATTTTCAGAGTCCTCCTGCATTGTGAAAGCGTTGATCTTCACGACAACGGGCAGGTTCACTTGATAGTCTTTGTATTTCGAGAAGGAGGCATCGTCTGACACTCGCATGACAAAAAATCCGAGGGTCTGAATGTCGGTGTCGATCACTTGCGCTAAACCGTCCTCGAACATTTGCTTTGCGATCATTACTTTGATGTATTTCTTCGCGGTTATGCGGTTATCGGACTGATCGATGAAGTTGTATTTCATTCTGTTCTCCAATAAGGCTAAAGAGCTGTTCCCACATGGCTGGAGCCATGTGGGAGTAACTTAGACGCTTTTAGCCTGCTCGTAGACTCTAGCTGCAAGGGTCGGGATCAGGCCCATTGCAACGGCGCTGCGGGTCAGCATGAAATTGAACTTTAGAAAGAAGGCAAGGCTCTTCGGGTTATCGTTCTCCATCGTGTAGAGGATGACAGCATTGAACATGCCGGTCAGCTTATTGCGGAACTCCTCGTTCTTGATGCGCTTCAGCATCGCCAGCAGCTCAGGGTACTTCAGCTGATCAATTTTGTTGCGGCGGAAGAGCGAGCGTGCTTTGTCATGCGGCACGAGATTCAACGAAAGTACGCGCTTCACCCCGGCAACATGCTGTACAACTACATCAGGGTTCTCGATCAAGTCGATGCTCCGCAGAATGCTCTCGCAGTACGCTTTTGTCGGGCCGTCAATACTTTCTGCTGAGAGAACTTCAGTGTATTTCTGCCGGATCCCCTTGAGGTACTCATCAATACTCTCAGCAAATTGATTGCGAGCTTCTTTAAGACCCTCGTCAATGTCTGTATCCAGCTTCGTTAGCAGTTCGTCGATCTTTGCGTCGTCTTGGGTCTGTGTAGCTTCCGTGATTTGTCCATTGTCAGTCATTTTAGTTCATTTCTCGCAGTTTGTCGATGAGTTCGTCTCGGACCTCGATCAAGAAATTGGTGTAGTCATCGTGCTCGGTCAACCCCTCGACGTAGCGGCTGTACGCCGTCGCCTGATCCATGTTTTCAAACATCACGTTGAGAAGTTCCATTTGATCGAAGTTCATCGGCAGGTGCTTGACGGCGTCGAGGAACTCCCCAGAGCCGAGTAGCTCTTCAACGATCTCTTGATAGAACGTGATCACGTTGTAATGCGCCTGATTCTTAAAACCAGGGAGCTCGTCACGCAGACGATTCAACATAAAGTCCTTCTTCGTTTCCTTCTTATATTGCTGGCTCAGGGTCTTGCGATCGTCGACAATTCGTCCAACAATAATGTCACGGATATTGGAACGACGATTGTAGTAGAAAAAGTAATATACAAACCGCAGATCAGCGGTTGAGTCAACGGTAAGCGCACTCATGTCGGCGATTCCGTCATAGTCCTTATTGAATTGCGTGAGGATCAGGGCCCAAGCCTGCTTCTTTAGCTCTTGCAGGCGCTCCTTATCCTCTTCGTTGTCCGTAATACTGATCGAGAAATGGATCTTCTCGAGGATGCCCTCCAGATAGTCGATCTCCTTCGGCTCCAGCTGGAGGTCCCTACGCGAGAGAAACTCGCGCAGCCCCTCATCTAGGAGGGCGTAGGATTCCTCCATGTACGCCTCGGGTTCGACCTCAGAGGGGTATATTGTGTTGGGTTCAATTATCATACCCTTGTTTCCGCATGGTTGAGAGAATACTGCTATTAATCTGGAGTTCGCGACCTTTGGTTTCTGGAGCCATCTTCTGCTTAGCGTACTTGACTATATCTATACCGCGCTCTCGAAGGTCTATGATTTCCTTGAGAGAAAGATTGTCTACTGCTTCAGGCACATGTTCGACCCGGTTTAGATCAGCGATACTCTTGATTTCGTCATGGATGGAACCGATGATGGTCTTAGCATTTTCTACAATGGTTTTGCGTCCAGAGCGTAGGAACAATGATATCGAATTTGCATAGGTGACAGCATAACGCACGAACAGGTATGAGAATACCACGTCATCATGGCATCCTTTCTCGTGTTCGACTTTGCCCTTCGAGTTATATACCAGCGTTCGGATCTCATCATACAACTCCTTAATCGAAAGTGCTTCCGCCTCGTCCTCGACGACCTGAAAGAGTAGGTCGATCATGGCGTCGCGGGATTCCTTCGTGGTGTCGATGCCATACTTGATGTTGTCCTTCTTGACGATGCGCTTGCTCTTATCCTTGTCCCGCAGTGGGTAGTCGTAGAAGATCTTATTAGGAATCTTCCGCACGAGCTGATCAATGACGGCTTTGCCATACGAGTTCCTTTCGATGATAAGAATCGCGTTTGGGAGCACATCGGTCACAAGTTGTAACAACACCGAGCAGTAATACGCTGTGTTGATTTTGTTATTTCGGAAGACAGCGCAGGGCTTGAGATCGATCGGATCGACGACGATAAAAGCCGAGGAGTCTTTTCCGGTGCCACCGGAGGTGTCGACACCTACGAGGTAACGCTTGTCGCGGATCAGCGGGCGATAGATCTTCAGGGCATACTTTTCTTGAATCTCGCCATCCACATCATCATCCTCACTCATGACAGTTAGAAATTTCTTCTCGATCGGCTCCTCGATCAGCATCGAGGAAATGTACTCCAGCTGCTCTTCAGAAAACACCGAATTATCGGTTGCCTTCGTCCACACGAGGTCCAATTCGCGGCGGATGACAAGCATGTCATTGGCAAGTGCGCGGCATTCTTTGATGTACCATTCCTTCGTCAGACCTAACTGCTGCCAAGTGAACTTGATGTACAGGAAGTCATTCTGCGAGTTAGCGGTAATGTATCGCTCTGCTTCGTCGCGGTCCATGTCATACATTTCCTCGGTGAACTCGCATGCATCGATAATCATCGAATGACAAAACTCGCCAGCTTCGGAATCAAGGTTGTTCCTTTATGTTCAGGAGAGGTCGTTAGGCTCTCCCCGGATAATGAATCCAGCTCGTACTTTCATACGATGAGCAGACTATATCACCAGCTCTTAGGCTGATCCCTATTTCCACCCACTTGGGTGTACTCTCTTTCGAGATAGTCGTTGAACTTTATTCATTAGAAGAAGAATTTATTCTCTTATACTCATTCTTATTCTTATTTTCACTGAGTATTTGCTAACTCAATGCTGATTTTGATCTAACGAATCTTAGATGCTGATTATCCAATCCTTCAACTTTTTAAACCGTCACGCTCATCCTTACGGATCACGTTGTGGTGTGGAGGCTCTAAGGAGTTCCCAGCAATTAAAGGATTTTGCTACATCGCTTTCACGATGAAGGCCCAGAATTTAGGCGTTGTAGTCATGATCTTGGAGAAGGGTTTGCCGTGCTGCTTGGCAATCTCAGCAATCTTGGACTGAGCTGGAGCAGCTGACTTGTAGACTATGTTATTGTACTTCAAGAACGCAATCTCGTCCCACCAGACAATCGGCATCGTTGAGCCACGACCCTGCTTGTCGGCAGCCTCACGGCTAGTCGGAGAACCAGAGGTCTTAATCGAGTTATTGCGTTGTACATTGACTATCGATTCAATATTATTTGTGTCAGAGAAATCAAAGATGGCTTCTCGGATATAATCAGGATGTAGACCACGGATGTCTTTAAAGCGTTTGAGGTTGTTCGTGGCATCACTGGTACTCTTGTTTGAAAAGAGCATCTGCGAGTTGGTAGTGCCAAAATCGTAAATCCATGACAGAACCGCTGCTACAGACATCGTTTTACCTTTTTGGCGAGGGAGCAGAAGGATTGGATTGAAATTATTTAGGATCGCCCAGATAGCAGCTAGGCTGCCTCGATGCAGTTCGAACTTGAGTGCCTGACCCGGCGCGGGGATTCGGACGACTTCTCGAAGGAAGTACCATGGGTTCTTAACGCATTCAGCAATGATACGGGCCTTTTGTTCTTTAGTAAGCCGTTTGCTGTATGGGTCGACCTTAGCAAGCGTCGGGTCATAAAGTCTGAGGAAGAACTTGTTATTCTTGACCCCAGCTTCCTTGAGATGACGGAACATCTTGACGAATGAGATGTTCGTCGTCTGTGTGTGTATGACGTACTCGTCAAAGGCGATCTTCCCAAAGTATGGGTCAACCGTCTTCGGTTCTGTTCTTCTAGTCATAGCCTTTCCAAAAAAAAAAGGGACAACTATAAAGTTGCCCCGAAACGCCCATTCCATCAAGAGAGCTCGTTTTCGATGTATTTAAATACATCGTAAACGCGCTCTTCGCTCGTGAATGTAAATTCGCGGCCATCAATTTCGATGACGCATGCTTTTTCATCTTCAAAGGTCATGCTACCAACTTTTCCAGCTACTTTAACTTTAGCTGTGAGGGGGACTTGAGCTTCAGCCATTTTAAACTCCCTAAAGAAAGTGAAGGATACCGAACAAGCTCCGGTATCTTGTACATAATATCTTCGTAAGTCCCCCTCAGTTACGGTTTCAGCTTAGAAGAGCCTCATTTAGCGTTTTCTGGACATTTTGGAGTGTCTCCTAGTTGCTGAAGACGAACCTTCTGCTATCAATCTCGATCACTGCTTTGGCCTCCCCAATGATGCTGGTTCCTTTATGGCTCCTGGCCCTGACCCGAAAGGTCAAGATTTGTTTTTGTGTCGTTTTGCAATAACCTTCCTCGGGGCATACAAATCCTTGAGAACGTCAGTGGAAACAAGGTAATCTACAACCTCGCGGGGATTGGCGTACTTACCATTCCCATCACGCCAGATCATATTGGCGTGCTGGAGAACTTGACGCTCACGAGTGATAAACTCGTCGTCGCGACCGATGTGAGTCATACGGCCCTCGAGGCTAAGTTCCTCCCACGCTACGTCAAGGCCAATCACGATGACGTTGTAACCGGATACTATGTGGTTGTCACGACTAACCTTCCACATCAGGTCCTCAAGACTCTCTTCGGCAAGGATGATGGTTGCAATCTTGTTATCAACGAAGTCGGGCAATGACCCATAAAGATCTTTGTAGAGTGAGTTCGGTCTCGTTCCAAGCACACCAATAAGCTCATCCTGAATGTACCCGAACGTACTGCGCTGGATGAAGATGTAGGGGTCGCCAGCTCGCTCGCCGGGTCGCATGGCGCGAGTAGTGAACTGCTGGAGCTTGTAAAACACATCGCCGAAGTCGGAGATCAGGTTCTTCTCGAGGATGCTCTTACCAGAGCCGGATACACCCACGATGGCAAGAATTGTAGGCTTGGTAATCATAAAACGTTCCATGCTTTCTTCCTTTTAATTTGGTTGAGGCATGTAGATAATATATCACAAAAAACTGTTTCGCGCAACCCAAATTTACAAACTGCTATCGTATGCGTCATTCTTATGCCCTAGCGTTCGGAGCCCTAGCCATGTCACAAGTAACTGTAATAGAAGCCAGTCTTGATCAGAATAAGATCCTTGAACTTGTTCTGCGCAATAGTATCTCATAGACGATAATGTCACTTTGGGGTGTCCGCAACCAGATAGCTGCTCTACGTTTGCATGAGAAAGAATTGATCGATGCTTTAGTGCGTAATCAAAGTCGTGTCGAAGTGCTGTCTCAGGCTAACAAGATGCACCGCGATATCCAGAGAACCTTGACGTACACCGCCCTCGGCGGGAGGATCCATCACTAAGGTGGATCGGAGGTCGGACAATAGATTAGCCCGACTTATTTTGATTGGAGGGAGAGATTATGTTCTCCGCGATTAAGATCCTTGGGAGCAAGCTTGACCACGCCATTCGTGAGGTCAATAGCCCCCACTGGTCGCTCACGAAACTCGGCATTATGGTCTTTCTTTATCCGACCATCACGTTCGTCTTCGTGTACGACGCTTACAAGAACAGCCGCATGGACTGGATGAACACAGCAGTCTATATCTGCGGTATCGTCACTCCCCGTCTCGTCAGTCAGATCCTTGCTGCTCGTTTCGGGTATCAAGGGAAAAATGGCGAAAGGCTCGATGGCGATAATAACATTGATGCTAGTCCTAAGAAGTCTGAAGAAGAGGATGATTGAAATTGAACCCCCCATACCTGGTAAGGGTATGGGGGTTTTATCGGCTAAAAAGAAGAGCTAACCGATTACTTCTTGGCAGCAGGCTTCTTGACCGGTAACTTCGGAGCGGGCTTCGGAGCAGCCTTGGCCGGAGCCTTCTTGACGGACTTCTTCTCGGAATCCAGCACGCGGATGGCCTTAGCTACCTTGAACTTCAGAGTGGAGTAGGCTTCGACGTGGACAGTCTCGCCATTGCGTGGGTTAATGCGATCGCGAGCCTCGGTGTGAGCCCAGCGGAAGGTACCCAGCTTGGTGCGGACGGATTCCTTGTCCTTACAGACCTCGAGCAGGCCGGACAGCACACCTTCAATATACTGCTCGGTCTCCTTCTTGTTTGCGATAACATCCAACTTGGCGAGCTCGGCTTGGGTAACGGCGATCAGATCGTCTTTGATTGCGGACATAGTGCTATTCCTTTTCTAGAATGATTTTGAGAGATGTGGTTTTTGGCAGCCCGCTAGTCCCATTACTCTACTGGGGCCACCACAGGCTACTATTATGTTAGCGACGCGGTACATGGAGAAATTCGTCCAGGAGTACCGGAAGGGCTTATGGCTGATGAGCAATTCTGCGTGGCTTTTAGAAGCATGAAGGAAAATCACGGAATGACCGAAAAGGCCATTCCGTGGTTCCCAAATATGCGACTCACTCGTCGGCAACGACATTGGTGTTGATGATCTCCAATAGAACGCTCTTGCTGATATTGCGGTCGTTCTCGACCTGCTTTACGACCTCATCTGGCAAAGAGGCACTCAGTGCCTTGACAAACTTGAGCAGCTCGTCCTTGGTATAGGTCGCGTACTGTTCCATCGTTAGAGTGCGAACCTGAATGGAGTTCTCAGTGGACTCAATAGTGGAACACAAATCTTCTGGCAAGACTACTGGGGCCGGTTCCTTGATCTTTTCCTCGACGGGGGCTGGTTTCTTGGCAGGGGCTTCATCGGTCTGTTTTTCAGCCGGTTCTTCGGGCTTTGCTTTAGTTTGCTCTTCCGCTTCCGTCTTGGTTTCTTCGACGGTCGACTTAGCGATCTCCGTTTCCTCAACAGAGACCGCTTCAGTCTTTTTAATCTTCTCAGCATTCACAATGGAGCCATTGCCCAAAACATACTGGCGAATAGTCATCTTATAGCCGTTGTTGCTCAGGAAAAGATACTCCGACTTCGGCAGAGTGACGTTATATAGTGGACCAGAGCGGCGGAAGAACGCGACGATCTTTGTCTCCTCGATGTCCACTTTAATGAAAGTTACGTTAGTTAGATCCATGGTTTTCCTTTCGCAGATGCGAAAGGGGTTTTACCTTACGGCAAGACCCCTTAAGCATAAAGATTAGTTGCTGGACCCGTTGTCAAGGTCATCAGACAGATCGCTGCTATCGTCGTCATCGCTATCAAGGTCATCACTATCGTCGTCATCGCTATCAAGATCATCACTATCAAGGTCATCACTATCAAGATCATCACTATCAAGGTCATCACTATCAAGGTCATCACTATCAAGGTCATCACTGCCAAGATCATCGTTGTTAAGATCATCATCCCCGTCGTCGTCATCCGGCATGGGACCGGTTGTCTCAGCGTAGGTATTGTCAGCAGATTCACCAATCAGGAAGGAGACCATGCTATTTACACCTTCTTTGAGAGTCTGGTTCTGGTCGGTGCCGATCGGGTGGGCTACAATCGTTTCCACACCGTACTGGTGAGATACGTCTTGCTTGCCATTCACTTCGTCGGCCAAGTTGGAGGCTACAATCTTGCTGTTTTTCAGCAGATCTTCGATTTGAATCGGTACACCGGCAGCTCGGGCATGCTGCGTGTCGGCAGCTCGGCGCAAAACGCTACCGGCGGTCAGTATCTCGTCAAAGTCGGATGGAATCTCAGTGAACTGGACTGACAGGTCGGGATTCGTGATGTCGGCAGCATTGCGAATTATGAAATCATTGTTCAGGGTACCGGGACCACCGGGGATCATGGCCTCATTGAGGTCCTTGTCGCCTTCAGTGGTATAGCTGTCCTGACTGTCGGGGTCATATAGGTTGTACAGGTCGCTGTTAGTGATACCGGCGATCTGGTCTTGATTGAAGAACTGGTACTTATCGAATTCGCCGACGCCCTTGCACTCCTTGCAATCCTCGAGGTCTTTGGGGTCAACGGGCAAATCAGCCGTCTCAACGAGGAATGCCGGGTCGGAGGCATCGCAGAGAGCCTCTTCGACTGATAGGGTCTCGCGCAGAGTGAGCTCTGCCAGCTCGGCCTCGCTCAAGAGCGTGATCTTTTCTTTCAGAGTATTACTCATGGTTTTTTCCTTCAAACTAAAGTCGTGGAAGAGAGTTCTAAATCTCTGTTGTC